TTCGTGACCCTCGGCGCTGATGCAGAGACAAGCGTCGCCATCGCTGCGGAAGCAGCGGAGGAGCTACCCACCATGGCGGCTGACGCCAACAAGACGCCCGCGGACGAGGCTCAGGCCCCGGTCGTGGAAGCCACGGCGAAGGACGCCGTGGAGATCAAGAGCACGGTGGAGATCACCGCCAGCGACGAGCTGTCGGCGAAGATCGACGCCTTCACGAAGAAAGTCGAGAACATGGAAAAGCTGATCGCCGCCCGTGACGAGCGTCCCGCCGCCCCGGCGGTCCACGTCGTCAAGGACTCGGCACCGTCGTCCGAGGTGATCGAGGCGTCGTTCGCTCTGCAGGGTGGCCTGCCCGGCGTCGAGAAGAAGTACCGGCCCGAGGTGCTCGAGGCGGCCCACAAGGCCCGCCGCGAGATCTCGATCAGCGAGGTGCTGCTTCAGGCGGCGGCTGCGAACGGCTACGACGGGCCCCGGCGTGTGACGTCTTCCACCCTCCGGCCGATCCTGGCCGCGGCGTGGGCGACTCACTCGATCGCCGACATCCTGTCGAGCACGGTCAACAAGTTCCTCCTCGCGGGCTTCGACTCGGTCGAGTCGGCCTGGCGGCGGATCTCGGCCGTGCGGAGCGTGAACGACTTCAAGACCGTCACGAGCTACCGGCTCAACGGGTCGTTCAAGTTCGACGCCGTGTCCAACGGTGGCGAGCTCAAGAACGCCGCCGCGAACGACGAGAAGCGTGAGATCAGTGCTTCCACCTACGGGATCATGACCTCGGTCACCCGTACGGACCTGATCAACGACGACCTCGGGGCGCTCACGGCGGTTCCGCAGCGGATCGGCCGCGGCGGTGCCCTGAAGCTCAACGACGTGTTCTGGGCCGAGTTCGTGGACGACGGTTCGTTCTTCACGAGCGGCCGGAACAACCTGCGGGCTGGTTCGCACGCCCTGAGCGTGGCCAACCTCAAGGCCCTGGCCACGAGCTACCGGAAGCTCAAGGATCCCGACGGCAACCCCGTCGCGGTCGAGCCCCGGATCCTGCTCGTGCCGCCGGACCTCGAGCTGACGGCCGCCGAGATCATGGGCAGCACGCTGCTCCACAGCGCCACGGCGGCTGCCGGCGGCGTGCCGGAGCGGAACGTGATGGCCGGTCGGTACGACGTCGTGTCCTCGGTGTACCTCACCAACACGACCGACTACTACCTGCTTGCCTCCCCGGCGGACCTGCCGGTCATGGAGGTGGCGTTCCTCAACGGGCAGCAGAGCCCGGTGGTGGAGACGGCCGAGGCCGACTTCAACACGCTCGGCGTGCAGATGCGTGGCTACTTCGACTTCGGCTGTGCGAAGGCGGAGTACCTCGCCGGCGTGAAGTGCGACTCGGCGGCGTGAGCCTGATGACATCGTGACCGGCGGGCGGGAGTCGTGCCCGCCCGCCGGATTCCTCCCAACCAACTCCTGATCGAAAGGTTTCTGACATGGCTTCGACCGTTTCTCAAGGTGACTACCTCGACCACACGCCGGCCTCGGCCGTGGCCGCTGGCGACGTGGTGGTCATGGGCTCGATCGTGGGCGTTGCTCCTCGGCCGATCGCCGCCGGCAAGACCGGCGTCGTGTCGATCGAGGGCATCGTCGAGATGCCGTGTGCGACCGGTGCGACCGGTGCCCAGGGCTCGGCGATCAGCTGGTACGCGACCTCGGGCGTGGCGCATGCCTCGACCGGCACCGCGGCCGGCTATCTCGCCAAGGCTCGGGCGGCTGCCGACACCTCCGTGCTCGTGCTGCTCGACCGCTGATCGCTGTCCAGGCTCGCTCCCTCCGCAACCCCTCGCTGACGCGCCATCGCTTCCTGCGCGTCGCGGGGGCGTTGTGGGCGGGGCCGTGGAGGTAACCCGTGCCCGACATCCTGGCAGACGGTGCGTCGTGGCTGGCGGGGCAGCTCAAGGCTGTCGCCTCCCGGCCTGTCGTGTTCGTGCGTGGCAACTCGGCCATCGAGGTGTCTGCCACGATCGGGGCCAGTTCGTTTCAGGCTGCGGACCAAAACGGCTTGATCGACCAGTGGGAGTCACGGGATTTCATCATTGCCACGGCAGATCTGCCCTTTGGCGATCCACAGCGTGGCGACAAGGTCGTCGAGACGATTGACGGCATCGCTATCACCTACGAGGTCAGCACGCCTCGTGGCCTGCCGCTGTGGCGGTACGGCGATGCGTTCCGCATGACGGTGCGGGTCCACACGGTCCAGAGCGAGAGCGGGACCACGTACATCACCACCGAGGACGGCGACCTGCTCATCGCCTAGCCATGCCATTCTTCTCGCTACCGACGGGCGGTTCGCCAGTGCTGGCCGGCAGCGGAGCCCCCACGGGCTCGCTGGGCAATGTCGGTGACGTGTTCATCGACAAGACGGGCCGGTTTCTCTACGGGCCGAAGGAACTCTCCGGCTGGCCGAGCGGGCCGGTGGATTTAAGCAATGGGCCCACGGGCAGCACCGGCCCCGCATCCACCGTGACTGGGCCCACCGGGGCTGCGTCCACCGTGACCGGGCCAACCGGGCCCACGGTGACGGGTCCAACGGGTGCTTCGGTCACCGGCCCAACTGGCCCTTCCGTAACCGGGCCAACCGGGCCTGCGTCCACGGTGACGGGTCCAACGGGTGCTTCGGTCACCGGCCCAACTGGCCCTTCCGTAACCGGGCCAACCGGGGCCGCCTCGACAGTGACCGGCCCAACGGGCGCGTCGATCACTGGGCCAACTGGCAGCGTGGGACCATCTGTGACCGGGCCCACGGGGCCTGCGTCCACGGTGACGGGTCCAACGGGTGCCTCTCTGACGGGGCCCACTGGCCCTGCCTCTACCGTGACCGGTCCTACGGGCAGCGTTGGAGGGTTTGCTGACGCCCAGGCAATCAACGCCCAGACGACCGGCTACACGCTGGCTCTGGCTGATGCCGGAAAGCTCGTCACGCTCAACGACACCACTGGCACGCTGCAAGTTGTGATACCGGCCGCAGCCTCCGTGGCCTTTCCGACGGGCACGCATGTTGACCTGGCCCGAACCGGTAACGCCGCCGTGACCGTCACGGGTGCGACTGGCGTCACCGTCAATGCCACGCCTGGAGCGACGTTGCGAGACAAGTATTCGGCCGGTACGGCGATCTTGTACCAGGGCGACACTTGGCTTCTCATCGGCGACCTCACATGAGATGCAAAACCGGGTTCTTTGCTCGTGCGGCTGCCGTCGTGTCGCTGCTGCTGCACTTCGACGGCGACGATGAAGACACCACGACGACCGATTCGTCTGCGTTCGGCCGCACGGTCACGCTCGAGGGCGGTGCGATCATTAGCACGGCAGAGTACAAATTCGGCGGCAGCAGCCTGCTGCTCGACGGCGTTTCCGGCAGCGTTGCAGCCGTGCCGCATCAGCTCAACATCCGAAGCCGACACTTTACCGTGGACTGCTGGGTGTGGCTCGATGAAGAGAACTCTGGCGGATTCCCGTTGGTGTGCGAAATCGGCGACAACCAGGACGACGGGCTTGCCTTTGGCCTCTCTGGGCTGAATCCGGCGGTGTGGGGGAACCGCGCTACCGATACTGCGTTCGGAGAAGCTGTGACTCCTGGTCAGTGGACGCACCTGGCATGGTCGGCGGACTCAGACTATGTGCGAATGTTTGTCGATGGCGTCGAAGCGGGCGCGGCAGGCATAATTGCCGCGGAGTCACTTACGGCGTCCAGCAACACCGTCACTATCGGAGCGGCTGCGCAACCAGGCTTGTATAGCTTTGATCCAGAATACAACCCCGGCCTGAGTACGATCTTCGCCGGCCACATCGACGAACTGCGGATCGTCGTGGGGCGAGCCGAGTGGACGGCTGGATTCACGCCACCGACGGTGGCCTACACCTAACGCATCACCATGGCCCTCCGACGTATCACGCAGCTGCCGCTCGACACCGCCGTCACGGGACCGGACGTGGTGCCGATCGTCTCGGACGGGGCGACGAAGCGCGTCACACTGACGACGCTTGCGGGATTTTTTTCAGCAGCTGGCGCGACTGGCCCCACTGGTGCGGCTGGCGTCGGCAGCACCGGGCCCACGGGGTCCGCAGGCGTCGGCGTCACTGGTCCTGCCGGCGAGGCGGGTCAACCGGGAGCGACCGGGCCTGCGGGCGCATCGGTGACAGGGCCCACTGGTGCGGCGTCGAGCGTCACCGGGCCTGCAGGGTCATCAGTCACCGGACCCACCGGGCCTGCTGGTGCTGGAAGCACCAACGCCAGTGATTTGAGCACTGGCACAGTTGCTCTTGCGCGATTGCCTGCTCGAGCACGAGCGAGCACCAACCTCTACCTCTGGTCGTCGTTCCGCTAGGAGTTTTCTTTCATGGCCCTCGAACCCGCATTCGCAGTCGCGCCACGCATCGGTGCCGTTAACGTCGCCACCGCAAACACCAACCGCGACGGCACAGGAACTGTCGCCACGCTTGTCACAGGGGCGGCCACCGGAACCCGTATCGCAGAGATTGTGGTGCAAGCCCGTGTGACAACGACCGCAGGCATGGTGCGGATTTTCTTGTACGACGGGACGACGTACCGATTCTGGGACGAAGTGGCGATTGCGGCGGCGACCGTCTCCGCGACCGTCAAGGGCACGCGACTTGCGACGCTTTACAGCAACCTCGTGCTGCCGAACGCATCCTGGAGCCTTGTGGTCAGCACGCACAACGCCGAGAGCATCGACGTTATCGCACTTGGAGCCGACCTGTGAACCCTGGCATCTTCGGCTTTCCTGGAGCCGGAAACGTCGTCGAGCAGTTCTTCGACGCGCCTGGAACGTATGCGTGGACGCGGCCGGCTGGAGCGATTGCAATCTACTACGAGATTTGCGGTGCCGGCGGCGGCGGAAGCGGCGGTCAGTTAGGGCAGGTCAGCACCGCAAACAGGTTTGGTGCGAGAGGAGGGTCTGCCGGTGAGTTCGTTTCGGGGTATCTGTACGGCAGTCAGATTCCTAGCGGCGGGCAGGTTGTAGTCCCTGCCGGTGGTAGCGGCGGCTCATCGTCAGCCGCGCAAAACGCGTCTGGTCAATCGCACGGCATCGCTGGCGCTGCGGCGTCATTCTGCGGAGTGCTGTTCGCTGCCGGTGGTGCGAGCGGCTCGGCATCAGGCGGGTTCAACTGGACCGGCGACGGCGCGGCGGAAACTCTGGGAAATCCTCACGCCGGCCGGCGAGGCGGCGCTGGCAGCCTCGGCGCAGATGGTGTCGCTGCTCCGGGGAGCGGCATCTACCCTGGCGGCGGTGGTGGTGGAGGCGGGTCGAATGCCAGCACAACCACGGTGCGGGCCGGTGGTGCCGGCGGCCAAGGGTTCTCGCGTCGTAAGGCTGCACCTACGTCGCTGAATCAGACTGCAGCCGGCCCTGCTGGCGCGACGACTGGAGGCGTTGCCGCCGTCTCGGCAGCCTACGGCTCTGGCGATGGCGGCGGTGGCGGCTCATACACTGGCGGCTCCAGCGGAGCGTGGACTCACGGTGGAAATGGCGGATGGCCCGGCGGTGGCGGCGGTGGTGGTGCGGGTGCTGATACGAACTCGGCCGCCAGTACGTCTGTCGGCGGTAACGGCGGCGGCGGAATGGTCAGGCTTTGGATCTTGATGCAACCATGAGCAGACTAGCAATCGTTCAAGAGTCGGATGGCCGCGTCGTTACGTTCGTTCGCTCGGACGTGCCGCAAGGATGGATGCCGCCAGAAGGCTGCGTGGCTGTTCACGAGAACTCGCTGCCGGCCGGATGGCAGATGGCCGAGGCTGTCGAGCCGGTGCCGGCGAGCGTGAGTCCCTACCAGTTCAGGGTCTGGCTGATTCGTGCCGGCGTCTCGCTCGCCCAGGTCGATGCCATGATCGACGCCTTGCCGCAGCCCGCCAGAGACGAGGCTCGTGTCGCGTGGGAGTACGGCCTGGAGGTGCGGCGCGATCACCCGCTGATCGGCC